TATCCCTGCTTCCTCCATCGCCCGCCTAGCTCAGAACTTCGGGCTCATCTACGGGGCGACTATCGCTATGGGCTTTGCCCTGCACCGCGTTAAGCCTCAAGCGTGGCAAGCCGCCCACGGACTCGGGAAGAAGAAGGACCACGGCAAGAAATGGAAGAACCACCTTAAGGGGAAGGCCCTCGAGCTGTGGCCCGCCCTCGACGTCAGCCTAGCCAACGCCGACGCGTTACTCATCCTTGACGCTGCTCGACGCGGCGCCATCAACTAACCCCTCCCAATGCAAAAGAAACTCTCCAAGCAAACCCCAGAAGCCAAAGCCCCCGCGACCTACCGCGAACTCTCCGGCTCTTCTTACGTCGTCCTCTCTGACGGCACCGTGGCCCGTAAGTTAAAGCCCCGCCTGTCGGGTGCGACCCGCTACTGGTTCCTGTCCCACGATAACCACCTCCGATGCGTCACGCAGAAGACGGTGGACGAAATGACTTCTTTCCCGTAAGCCTTTCCCACACCCAACCCACACAACCCAACCAAGCCATGACTAAAAAAGAAACCCTCACCGCAGTTAGCCAGGAGCAGTCGAACCCCTACTTCGACCTGATCACCGCACTCTCCTCCATGGAGAACGTCGGCGCTAACCGCATCAACCCCGCCTTTAAGGCCCGGTACGTCTCGCTCGACGCTCTGCTCGACGCGGTCAAGCCTGTCCTCCAAGCGCATAACCTCGCCCTCGTCCAAGTCCTCGAGACTGAGGAAGGCAAAGTCGGCGTATCGACCTCCCTGCTGCACACCTCGGGCCACCTCTTCTCCTTCGGGAAACTGATGGTCAAGGCCGACGGCCTCACGGCTCAACAGGTCGGCGGGGCTATCACTTACATTCGCCGGCAGTCTATCCAGACCGCTTGCGGTATCTCGGTGGACCTCGACGACGACGGGCATCAGGCCTCCGCTCAGAAGCCCCAAGCCCCTCAGCCTTACCTCGGCGACATCAAGTACGAGCAAGCCGCCATCGCCCTGCTAATTGCTAAGCCTTGGCTCAAGCCTGGACAGAACTTGACTGACCTAAGTTACGATGGTCGAGCCATCATTAAGGACCAAGCCTTCATCCAAGCCGTACGGAACGCCGCCAAATGAACATCGACGACATCATCGAGAACGCCCAGCTGAAGGGCCGCGTCATCGCCTTGGAGGGACAGGTCGAAACCCTCACGGCTGAGGTCCGTTGCCTTGAGGCCGTCATCCGTGCGCACGAACGCGTTGACTGCCTGTCGGTGACCAGCCTTAAGAAGCAACTGGTGGAGACTGAAGCCGAGAACGCCCGCCTCAAGGCCGAGGTCGAGAAGTGGGAAAAGAACACGCAACTTATGGGCAGACAACTCAATGATGAACTTGAGCAAGTCGCCCGCCTCAACGCCGAGGTCGAGCGGCTGACTTCCGACCTTCAGATGGAGAAGGAGAACGAGGACAGACTTGTGCGTGAATGGCAGAGGGCCAACAACGAGGTCTATGGATTGCAGAGACAGGTCGCCGCCTTGATTGATGACCAGACCCGCCTCAATTCGCTAATCGCAAACATCAAAGACGACGCCGCCCGCAAGATACACGGACTCCAGCAGGACAACGAAACCCTGCAGAACCGCGTCGACTTCCTCGAGGGATAACCGATGACCACCTCGACCACCCACGGCACGGGGCAACCCATCAACGTCATCCTCACGGACCATACCATCGTCCTCATGTGGATCGTCAAGACCGAGGCCATCCGGCAGTTCTCAATCTCGGACATGAGCCAAGCCGAGGTTGAACTCGCAGACTTTGAGGCCGTCATCCTAGCCAAGCAAGCCAAGCACCTACCGACCTTTGCCGGGGCGACCTTCGAGCTGAACGGAAACTCTTACGTCATCGACGCTGTAAGCCAATCGGCTGCCGACGTTATCAAGCGCCAGTCTATACACCTCAAACAGATATGGGTCTCGGCCCGCTCCTTCTTCCCCGCATGAAGTCGCTCGTTATCCCCTCGTCGGTCTACAAGGCCGCCGCCCTGCCTGAGAACACTTACGCCCTGCTCATCCTCTTAGACGGCTCCGTCTTCGTTGAACTCCAGGCTAAGTCTCACAAGGCCCTCGAGAAAGTCCTAGCCGGCTGGAAGGCCGAGACCCTCCCCTCCCTTGCCCGGTCAGACGTACGCTTCTTTGCCGTCAACTGCGGCAAGGTTTTCGAACTCACCCTCTTTCGCTTTAAACGATGACCACCCAAGACCGCCTAGCCGCCGCCCTGCGCCGACTCCAGACCGAGGCCCGTAGCCTCTCCGCTTATCAGACCGCCTTTGTCACCCAAGCCGATATTCACCGCGTCTCTATCGACGGTGACCGCCTCCTCTCCGTCCTCGCGATCACGGACGCCGCCCGCATCGAGGACATCAATGACATGGTCGAGCTGCGTGAACGCCTCAACATCGTCCGAGCCGACCTTGCCTCACTCCTGGTCAGCGTCCAGAACCTCCACGAGAAGGCCGAAGAGATGGACAAGACTTTGAGCGACGCCGAGAACCTAGTCGACAACCCCGACGAGGTGCTGTAATTCATTTAAACATTCACCCCCACACGCCATGTATACACCCGAAGAAATCCAAGCCAAACTCGCTGGCAAGACGCGAGCCGACTACGACGCTATCGACGCGTTAAACCAGACCGCCGCCAAGTTGCTCCTCAAGGCACCGGCTAAGTACGCCCACGATAAGGCCAACCCCCGCAAGGACTCCAAGGCCCTCCGCGAAGGCATCATGACACACGCCGCCGTCCTCGCTCAGGACGAGTTCGCTAAGTTCAAGCCCGAACCCGACACGGACAAGCGCACGAAGGAAGGCAAAGAGGTTCACGCCTATTGGAAGACCACCCTCCAGCCCGGTGACGTGCCTTGCAAGGCTGACGAGTACGATAACGCCCTCTCCTATTCGGACGCCCTGCGTATCGCTATGGGCCGTTATAACATCGTCCCCATCGCCACCGAGGTCATGCTCACCGCTGACTATATCGTCCCTATCAAGGGCTCCCTCGACCTGATCGCCGCGGACGGGTACGTCTACGACATCAAGACGACGATGGAAGAGGCCACCCCCAAGGGCTTTGGGAAACAGCTTATTTGGTCCGATGACTATAAATTACAGGCCGCGTGGTATCTGCTCCTCTGCAAACTTAACTTTGGCGTACGCCCCAAGGGGTTCCGTCTCCTGGTCGTAGAGAAAGAGGCGCCGTACCTGACCGCGGTCTTCGAGCTACACCAAGACCTGATCGCGGAAGGCGAAGCCCTTATGCTCTCTGCCATCAAGGCCTACGAGGTTTGCAAGTCCTTTAACGAGTGGCCCGCCTACCCGTCCGAGGTCATTGTCATCGCCCGCCCGACCTCTTCGGCTGCTCTCCCCCCTATTAATTTCGCCTAACCCACAACACACACATGGAAAACCCAAACGACCGCCCACCCCTCACGACCATCGACAAGACCGGCAAGTACGTCCTGAAGATGTCACTCCCGAAAGAAGACAAGGTCAAGGTCTACGACGATGGCGTCGGCGCCCGCCTGTTCTTTAAGACCGCTGAAGGCCTCTGCTTCTCCAAGAACTACGGCACCAAGTACGGCAAGTCTCTCGCCATGCTGGTCGGTAAAATCTCCGGCAAGTATGTCTCAGAGCCGAAGGCCTCCCTCTCGGTCCCCGACTTCCTCGATTACATCCGACCCGCGACTAACGTACACTTCGAGGTCGAGGTGGAAGTGACGCCCGACGGCGAGTGGCAGGGCCGTCCGCAATTCAAATACAAGATGAACTTCCCCAAGGGCAAGGGCGTTGCCGCGTCGACCATCCCAACCCCGACCGACTGGTGAAGACCCCGCAGACCATCGTCCTCCTCTCTGGTTACGCCAGGAGCGGGAAGGACACGTTCGCCGAGGGCATGACCCGTTACAGCGCTAACATCAAACGCATCGCCTTCGCTGATGCCCTCAAGGACGCCGCTAACGACTTCTCGATCAACCTAGGGCTCTCGGTTAACTTCCACGATGACAGCGTCAAGGCCACCCACCGCGAGACGCTCGTCGCTATGGGTCGGTTCGCCCGGTCTATCCACAAGGACGTCTTCGTCTACAACCTGACCGAAGCCGCAAGCCGTGAGCGGGGCCATGTGGTCGTCACCGACACCCGCTACATCAACGAGGTTACGGTCACTAAGCAGCTGATGAATGAGGTTCGAGGCTGGAGGTTTATCCACCTACACATCGAGACCGTCGGCATCGGCCCGGCTAACGACGAAGAGGCCGTTAGCATCCGCGAGATGCTCGAGGGGTGCATCCCGACTCAAACCTACGCCTTCCAACCTAACAGCGCCGCCATGATCCGAGACGTCGGCAAGTCGGTCGCTAAGCACCTGCAACTATGAGCCGTAAACAAACCAAGCAAGAACGCATTGAAGAACTCGAGAAGAAGGTCGCCGCCTTACACGCGCTAAACGTTCAACTCGGCAACACGCTTAAGATGACCGAGGACGGTCAATGGGTCGTCATCTCCGAGAAGGACTTGAACCGATACCGCAACGGCATCGACGCGCTGCTTAAGGCTGGGGATGCGATGCATAAATCTATGATGGAAATCGGATGCAATGAAATGGCAGACAACTTCGAGAACGACGCATGGTGGGCTTCGGCTAACGGTTGGAAGGACGCCAAGGCCTCCGACAAGTTCTGACTCGTGGCAACGCCCACCGACGACGAGCTGGCGGAGATGTCGAGGTGCTGGGGCGTGAGTATCGACCGCCTCCGCTTCCTAGCCACCTGTCCCCATTACGACAGTAGGCCACACATCCGGGTCGACGACTACAAAGACCCGACCGACCGACACATCGCCAAGGCCATCCGCGAAGCCATCCGTGGCTCCTGGCTAACGGCTGACGCCGCTAAGATAGCGGGCGTACCCCTTAAGACCATCGAAGCCTTCGTCTGCCGTCATGGCATCATCTGGCCTCCCGGCTGTCGGCGCCGTCTCGAGTGGGGACGCGGCACGACGCACACGCACCGCCTCAACGACGAACACAATAACCTCCTAGCCAAGGGACGGCTAACGATGGCTCAGGCCGCCGCTCAGGGCATCGCCGAAGGGCTGACCGCCACCGAGACCGCCGAGAGGTTTGGGTTCTCCGCTCCAGGGATGTATAACTCAGCCGTGCGTCAAGGGCTCCGCTTCCGCAGTCACTTTGAGAAGTTTGGCAGACACAAAGGCAAGCCACCCGCTCCAAGTGTATGAGCAAACTCACCAAGTTTATCTTCGCCTCAGACAGTCACGGGGACATGGCAGACCCCGAAGCTCTCTCGGCCCTCTACGAGTTCACCAAAGACTTTAGGCCCGACCTCAAGATAGCCGGCGGCGATCACTACGACTTCCGCTCCCTCCGTAAGGGCGTCGGCACGGATAAGGAAGGCGCTGAGTCCCTGCAAGAGGACATCGAGGCCGGCGAAGACTTCTTTGCCAAGTGGAAGCCCAACGTCTACCTCTGGGGAAACCACGAACACCGCCTAGACTCTATGCAGGGCCACGGGCAGGCCATCGTCCGCGATTACTGCACCGACCTCAAGGACCGCATTAACCGCGTAGCTCGACAGAACGGGGCGAAGGTCATCCTGCCCTACCACGCAGACAAGGGCGTCTATCGGCTTGGCCCTGTCGCTATGGTCCACGGCTACGCTCACGGCGCCAACGCTACAGTCGTCCAGGGCTTACACTACGCCCCACCCGGCGGGGCTTTGATACACGGACACACCCACAACCTCGCAAGCGTCGCCCTGACCAAGCACGGGGGCGGTAACGCGTTCTCCGCTGGTTGCCTTTGCCGTAAGGATGAGATGGCCTACGCGGCCCACCGCCTAGCGACCTCCCGATGGGGCTCAGGCTTTGTTGCCGGGTTCGTTACCAAGGGCGGCGACTACAAGGCTTGGCTTGTTCACAAGATGGGCGGCGTCTGGATCTGGCAGACCGAACTTAAGACCTTTACCCCATGAGCCACCGCAAGCCCGACCCGCTGCTCCTCCGAGTGATGGCGGCTATCCACAAGACAGCCGAGAAGCCCGCCAAAGGCTTTCGCACGATGGACCAATGGGCTAAGGTCTGGAAGTGTGAGCGCACGACTGCCCGGCAATATATCATCAAGGGTATGCAGCTGGGGCTCATCGAGGAGAAGACCTACCGCGTGAACATCCG